GAGTTCAGCCAATGACTGGTCCAGTTGGTCAGATTCATACACTACGTGTACGTTATGCTCAGTCATTAACTGACAACAGCGCAGCGCAAACAAGTGTAACAGCAGGTGAAGAAGCGTTAAGCCCATTCAAGATCGCTCAGGCGTACTCACGTACACCAGGTGGTGCTGCTAACCCAACAGTAACTAGCTATACAGCTAACGATACTGCTGCGATGGAAGGTAACGGCGGTCGTCAGATCAGCGTTCAAATCTTACGTCAGGCAGTTGAAGCTAAGTCACGTAAGTTACAAGCTCGTTGGACATTTGAAGCTGCACAAGATGCACAAAGTCAGCATGGTATTGATGTTGAAGCAGAAATTATGGCTGCTCTAGCACAAGAAATCACCGCTGAAATTGATCAGGAAATCTTGTTAAGCTTACGTACTCTTGCATCAACAGAGTTTACATACAACCAAGCTACAGTATCAGGTACTGCTACTTACGTTGGTGACGAACATGCTGCACTAGCTGTTCTAATCAATCGTGTTGCTAACCTAATCGCTCAGCGTACACGTCGTGGCGCTGGTAACTGGGCAGTTGTTTCTTCAGCAGCATTGACTGTTCTACAGTCTGCTACAACTTCAGCATTTGCACGTACTACAGAAGGTACATTCGAAGCTCCTACAAACACTAAGTTTGTTGGTACATTGAATGGCGCTATGCGTGTATTCGTTGATAGCTATGCTCCTGACACAACTCCAGTATTAGTTGGTTACAAGGGATCAAGTGAAACAGACGCAGCAGCATTCTATTGCCCATACATTCCATTGATGAGCAGTGGTGTTGTTCTAGATCCATCAACATTTGAGCCAGTAGTTAGCTTCATGACTCGTTATGGTTATATCGAGTTAACTAACACTGCCTCGTCATTCGGCAATGCCGCCGATTACGTCGGAGAAATAGCTGTCAGCAATTTAACTTTTCAGTGATTTTATTATACTGAAAGTTATCTTTCTAAAAAGGGAACCTTGGTTCCCTTTTTTATTGCTAATTTGTAATATGTGTATATAATTTAACGCAGCAGACTATAAATAATAGTATGAAACATTTTATATACAAGACAACACACAAAAACGGCAAATACTATGTTGGTAGACATAGCACAGAGAACCTTAATGATGGTTATATGGGTTCTGGAATTTGGGTATCAGAAATTAAAGACAGATCAAGTTTGTCAAGAGAAATATTAGAATATGCAGAATCATTTGAACAACTTATTGAGTTAGAGGATAAGTATCTCATAGAACATTATGGTAAACCAAACTGTATGAATATGAGCAATAAAAGCACAGGATGGGCAATTGGATCAGCAAATCCTATGAATAATCCTGAAGTAGTAGCAAAATTTAAAGGTAATTATCATTGGACTAGTAAAAATTCTGAATTGTTAGAAAAAGTAAAAGGTGACAATCATTGGATGAGTAGAAATCCAGAACGAAAAGAAGAATTTATTAAAAATAATCCTAATTTTGATGGAAGAAACGCTAAACTAGCATATGAACGAGGTAATCACAATTCAATTAAAAGCAATCCAAGCACTATGAATAGCAACAACGGAACACATCATTGGCAGAATGGTAAGGCACCCAACTATAAAGGAAAACTTAATAAGAAACTAATTGAACAAGGTCGTCATAATTTTTTAGGACCTGAAACAAATCAAAAACGAATAGACGCAGGAACTCATAACTTTTTAGGTTCGGATGCAAATCTAAAACGATTGGCTGAAGGTACACACCCTTCACAAAAGAAACAAAAATGTGAACATTGCGATAAAATTATAAGTATCGGTATGTATAAAAGATGGCACGGTTCAAATTGTAAACTAACCACAGAGTCATAAACAAAGACGGAATTGAAAAGAAGGTCAAAAAAGACACATTACAAACTTGGTTGGATTCTGGTTGGAAAATAGGCGGAAAACCAAGAAAGACTATAAATACATTATAATTTCCACTCGGGATGGGAAGAACAAGGAAGCAGACTTCGGTCTGCTTTTTTGTTGGCTACACTAGCAATATCCAAAAATGATAAATACTTAATAAATTATATTGGGACAATTATGGCTTTAGATCCTTTCAATTCGGTAGGTGGTTATTCAGTAGGTATACCACCAATTACAGTAGTAGATCAAAATGGAAACATCCTTGGCAACATAGGTAATATTGCTAATTTAAGTTCGCAAAACATAAGTGCTTCCGGTAACATTACGGCTGGTACATTTTATGGCAACTTAATTGGTAACATCACAGCTAACATCACTGTACCAGGCGTTAATACAGCTATCATCTTTAATGATTCGGGTTTAGCAAATGCCAGTGGAAATTTTACTTTTGATAAAACTCTCAATAAAGTTAACGTTACTGGCGCATTAAGTGCAAACACATTTAGTGTAGGATCCGGTAATTACGAATTAATTACACAAAGCGTAGTCTTTGCAGTTACAGCTAGTATGGCAACAGATCAAGTATTACATAGAGTATTAGCAAATACAGTTTGCTCTATTGATTATACTGTAATTGGTACTGATGCTACGTCAAACACACGACAAACAAGTAAATTATTTACTGCAGTTTTAGGAAGCAATGTTGGATATTATGAATATGGTACTATTAATATGAACGGTGGCGTTGGAGATTTTAAAGTACAGTATAATAGTGGTAATGTTGAATTAACAGTTGATCCCTTAACTTCATTTTCTACTAGCTATAAAATAATGGTAACTTCTTATAAAGAGAGTTAAAATTAAATGGCTATAAAAGCACTAAATTCCGTAGGTGGCTTTTCGGTAGGAGAAAACCTTCTAACAGTAATATTATCTAATGGTGATATTACAACAGGTAATGCAAATCTTACAGGGAATGTTTTTGCAAATATAATTTTAACAGACAATTATAGATATGCAAATGGCGATCCTGTAGACTTCCAATTACCAGCCGGCAACCCATACGAAATTCAATTTAACAATTTTGGTGATTTTGGTGCAAGCCCTGATTTAGTTTTCACACCAGCAAACTCTACATTATTAATTAACGGATTAGTACAGTCTAATACTATCGCTACTGTTGATACTATTACTGCAGGTGGTAATGTAACAGCTCCGTTCTTTTTAGGCAATGTAATAGGAAATATATCAGGTAACATCGTAGTGCCTGGTACTAACACTTCAGTTCTTTATAACGATAGTGGCAATGCAGGTTCAAGTGACGCATTTCAATTTGATGAAGTAAGCAATGTATTAACACTTACTGGTAATTTTTCTGTTGGCAATATTTCTAATGCTAATTTAATTCAGTCAAACTATTTTGACGGAACTTTAATTACAGCAAATCAACCAAATATAACTACAGTTGGATCATTAGCTAATCTTAGCGTAGTTGGCAATATAGATGCTAATGTGGTTAATTTAACTACGTTATCAGTCAGTGCTAATATTACCGCAAGTAATATAAATGTTTCAGCTACCGGCAATTTTAATACATTAAAAGCAAGTAATTTAAGTTACCCAACAGTAGATGGTTCACCAAATCAAGTAATTTCAACAGATGGCAACGGAATCTTAGGATTCGCCACAATCAACACATTTGAAATTTCTAATGGCACTAGTAATGTTTATGTTTACAATAATGCTAATGTAATCATAAGTGTTGCTGGCATTAATAATGTTTTAGTTGCAATGAACAACGGTGTTCATATCACAGGAAATTTAAGTGTTTCATCAAATGTCACTGGGGCACTGATAACTTCAACCGGTAATATAACAGCGTCAGGAAATGTAGCTGGTAATATTTTTATAGGTAACACAGCGAATATAACAGGAAATATAGATACTAATAATATAAACATTACTTCTACTGTAAAAACAGGCAACGCCAATATTACTGGTTTTGTTGTTAGTAATGTGGTACCCGGATCAAATAGTACTTTGAATTTAGGGTCAATTGGTCAGAGATGGCAAGATTTATATTTAGGTAATACAATTCAACTTGGTAATGCAGTTCTTAGTAGCACAGGCAATAGTCTTGTTACATCAAATGCTAATTTACAAGGTAATACGATTGTATCAGTATTAAGTGTTACAGGCAATACATTTAATCAAAGTGATGTTACTATATCAGGTAATCTTACAGTAAATGGTAATACTAATTATATAAACGTAACAAATTTAGCAATTAAAGATCCATTAATAAATTTAGGCGGAGATGCCAATGGTGCAAACATTGGGGCATACGACGGTAAAGATAGAGGTTTAATACTACATAATTACTATAGCAATGGATCAGGTCCATATAATCAAGCCTTCATTTGGAAAACAGCAAACTTAGAATTTCAAGCAATATCTAATGTAACAAGCTTTACAAGTGAAATCGTATCATCAAACGGTCTAGCAAATATAAGAGGCAATGCTTTTATAGGTAATTTAGAAGGCACTGTATTACAAGCTAGCCAAACAAATATTACAACAGTAGGAACACTAACAACTTTGAGTGTTACGGGTAATATTGATACAGCTAATAGAGCAAATGTTGGATCATTGCAAGCAGCAAATTTATTATATCCTGTTGCTGACGGAACAGCAAATCAAGTGTTAGCAACGTATGGTAATGGAGTATTATTTTTCAATACTATTTCGACCTCAAGTCTTACAAATGGTAATAGTAATGTTGTTGTAAATGCTAATTCAAACGTAACTATAAGTGCAAACGGTGTTGCTAATGTAGTTACAGTAACTTCAGTTGGTGGTAATGTTACAGGTAATTTATCCGTATCTGCAAACACAAGTGCTAATAATTTTTCAGCAAACTATAATATTAATATTGGTAACACTGCACTAAGTTGGGCTACCCTTACAACTACCTCAACCTCAGCTAATCAAATTATTACAAGTTTAGATGCGAATGTAATACGAGGTGCAGAATTTTTAGTAAAAGGTGAAGAGGCTACCGGAGGCAAATACACAGTAGTTTCATTATCAGGAATTCATAATGGAACTTCAGCAAATTATGCTGTGTACAGTTCAGTTAACATGGGCGGTCAAGTTGGGCAATTAAGAGTAATTTACAGTTCAGGGTTACTTTCACTAGCAGTCACACCTGCTACAAGTAATTCTACAGTTTGGACAACACAGTATAGAATGATATAAAATGGCAATAGTTAAGTTTAATTCAGAAGAAGGTTTTTCAGTAGGCTATAATCCAATTGACGTTATTGACGCCAATGGTAACGTTGTAGCCAATGTATTAAACGTAACAACAAGTGCAGCATTAGGTAGTATCGGCAGTATTACAATTTTAGGTGGTAGTAACGGTCAAGCAGTTGTTACTGATGGATTAGGCAATCTAAGTTTTGAAACTATTGCCGGTGGAGGTGGAACACCTCAAGGACCATTTGGGGCACTTCAATATAACAACTTTGGTAACTTAGGCGGGGATGCTAATCTATATTACAATCCCACACTAAACATTTTATATGCACCTGTATATAGTGGTGATGGTGCATTACTATCTAATATACCAGGACCCAATGTAGTTGGTGTTGTACCCAATGCTAACTTTGCAAGTTATGCTGATTTAGCTACTTTTTCTACTTTAGCGTTTTATGTTTCTGAAGCAGATCAACCAAATATAACAAGTGTAGGTACATTAACCTCACTGAGTGTTTCAGGCACGGCAAATTTAGGTAATATAAATTCTGGCAACGTAACTGCTGCAAATTTCTTTGTAGGTAATGGTGCATTCATCAATTATGTTGATGCGAATGCTGTTGTTGGTACAGTAGCTAATGCGAACTATGCAGTATTCTCATTAAACACAATTAACTCAAATGCTGCAAATTCAGCATTAAATGTTATAGGATCAAGTCAGCCAAATATTACAGCAGTAGGTAGTTTAGGTAATCTTGTTGTCATAGGCAATGCTAATGTAGATTTCGTTGAAGCTAATGGAATGATTAGCAATAGTTCGCTTTTAGTTAAGGGCGATACTACTATGTTAGGTAATTTAATTGTATATGGAAATACAATTTACGCCGACGTAACCTCTCTTGTAGTCAAAGATCCTATAATAGAGATGGGAGGAAATCCAAACGGTGATCCGTTAACTGCGAATGATACGTTTGATCGCGGTTCACTAATGCACTACTACACAACATTACCAGTTGATGCATTTATGGGTTGGGATAGTTCTAACGCAGAATTTGCTGTCGCAAGTAATGTATCAATGGTAAACAATACAATTACCATACATAGTTTAGGTAATTTAAGAGCAGACGTATTCATAGGTAATGGGGCAGGGTTAGCAAATATTGTTGCTGCTAACATAAATGGTGCAGTAGCAAATGCAACTTTTTCCGATAATGCTAATTTTGCATATTATGCAGGAAACATAACTGAAAACGCACAACCAAATATTACTAGTCTTGGTATATTAACGGATTTAAGTGTTAGTGGTAATATAGATTCAGGTAATGCAAATTTAGGAAATCTAGTTTATGCTAATTTCTTTATAGGTGATGGTAGTAATCTAGCAAATATAAATGCAAGTAATGTTTTAGGTACAGTTTCAAATGCAGCATATGCGGCTACTACCGACACAGCCACAACTGCTGGAACTGTCACAACAGCAAGTCAACCAAACATAACGAGTGTTGGTACTTTAACTTCTTTAACAGTAAGTGGCAATGTAGATTCAGTAAATGCTAATTTAGGTGACATTGTTACTGCTAATTTTTATGTAGGTAATGGTTACAACTTATCTGATGTTGCTGGTGCAAATGTATCTGGTATCGTAGCAAATGCTAATTATGCTGCCTATGCTGATTATATTTTAACAGCAAGTCAACCAAACATAACAAGTGTAGGTACGCTCACAAGTCTAAGTGTAAGTGGTAATATAGATGCAGCTAATGCCAACTTAGGTGGATTAGTTATAGCAAATTATTTTGCTGGTAATGCTTATAACCTATACGACTTCTTAGGTGCTAATATTTTAGGAGAAGTTGCAAATGCAAACTATGCAACGTATTCTAATGATGCAGTAAATGCAGTAAACGCAACAACTGCTGTTACAGCAGGTACAGTCACTACAAACGCACAACCAAACATTACTAGTGTTGGTACGTTAATCAGTTTGAGTATTGCAGGCAATTTAACATCTGCAAATGCTAATTTAGGCAACACTGTACTTGCAAATTACTTTGTTGGTAATGGCAATGCATTGGCAAACATCTACGGACCAAATGTAAATGGTATAGTTGCTAATGCAAACTTTGCTGCATATAGTGAATTAGCAAATACTGCAAATTCTGCTGTAATAGCAGGTACGGTTACTACAGCAAGTCAACCAAATGTAACAAGTGTTGGTACATTAACAAGTGTTAGTGTAAGTGGCAATGCAAATGTTGGTAATTTGAATAGTACAGCGAACGGTAGTTTTGTTGGTAATATAACTGCAAGCACATTTATTGGTAACTTTAACGGAACAATTTTAAGTAATGTGCCAGCACCCGGCAATAATTACGAAATTATTTTCAATAATTCAGGTAATACTGGTGCTAGTAATGCATTCATATTCAATACTTCAACCAATGTTGCATCAGTAACAGGTAACTTAGCAGTAGCAACAACAATTACAAGAGACGGTAAGATAGTTCCAACCTATGTAGTACAAGCTGGCGCACCCGCAAATGCACAACAAGGTGATGAATGGTATGACACAGACAATGATAGAACTTATCAATATCTGTATAACGGTGTTACATATCAATGGGTAGATGTAACAAGTGGCTATCTAAATGCAAATATAACTGCAGTAGCAAACACATTAGCATTGCGTGATATAAATGGTAATTTATATGCAAATGTGTTTAATGGTAACAATGCGATATTAACTAATCTTACAGTTAACACAAGTATAATAGGTAACGTAGCATCCTTTGGTAACGCAGTATATGCAAATGGTAGTATTACACAGCCAAATCAATTGGCTACAAAAGAATATGTAGATCAACAAACAACTGCTGGATTACATATTCACGCTCCGGTAAGAGTTGAGTCACCTGTTAATTTAACCGCAACTTATAACAATGGTGGAAATACACTAACAGTTACGGATATTACAGGTAATAATACCTTTACGACATCAGTTAATCATGGGTTAAACGTTGATGACACAATTGTACCCGCTACTACTACAAATGGATTAACTGCAGGAACTGCTTATTTTGTTTTTTCAACGCCTGCATTAAATCAATTTACATTGTCAACGACTTTTCATGGTACATTATCTAATTCTTTCACCAATGGAACAAGTTTAACTATTAGTGTAACTGCTAACCCAGGTATGGGAGCTACCCTTACTAATTCAGGAACACAAGCAGCACTTACTATTGATACTGTTCCTCTTTCTGTAAATGATCGTGTATTGGTTAGATCCCAAACAAACGCATTTGAAAATGGTGTTTATGTAGTCAGTAATGTAGGAAACGTAACAACAAATTGGATATTAACAAGAGCAAGTGATGGAGATCAATATCACCCGCAAGATGTTAATGGTATGGGTGAGGGTGATTATTTCTATGTATCAGAAGGTTTTGTTGGCGCAGGCGATAGTTATGTATTAACTACTGAAGGCGTAATAATAATTGGTACAACTAATTTAACTTACTCATTATTCAGTGCTGCTATTACTTACTCAGGTGTAAGTCCAATCGTTGTAGCGGGGCAATTAATAAGTTTAGCAAATACTACTGGTTCAAGTGATGTAGTAGTTTTAGCAAACACACCAACTTTAATTACACCAGTAATTGGTGATGCGTCAGGTACTACATTAAGTTTAACAGGTAATGTAACAGCAAATTATTTTATAGGAAATGGATCGGCACTAGCGAGTATAACAGGTGCAAATGTAACAGGTACAGTAGCAAATGCAAATTATGCAGCATTTGCAGGTAATGTTGTAAATTCAAGCCAATCAAATATAACAAGTGTAGGCACATTAACAAGTTTAAGTGTAAGTGGTAATATAGATGTTGGTAATAATTTAAGTGTCACTAGTAACGTTACATCAAATAATGCTAATTTAGGTAACTTAGCTATTGCAAATTATTTCCAAGGTAATGCTGCAAACTTATTTGGAATACCAGGGGCTAACGTCACAGGTACAGTAGCAAATGCAACACACGCAAGTACTGCTAACACAGTAGTAGACGCAGCACAAAGTAATATAACTAGCGTTGGTACACTCTCAAGTCTTAGTGTAAGTGGTAACATAAATGTTGGTAACGCTAACTTAGGTAATTTAGCAACAGCGAATTATTTCGCAGGTAATGCAGCAAATCTATTTGGTATACCAGGGGCTAATGTAACTGGTACTGTAGCGAATGCAACACACGCAAGTACAGCAAATACCGTTGTAGATGCAGCACAAAGTAATATTACTAGTGTCGGCACACTCACAAATTTAAGTGTAAGCGGTAACATTAGTGCAAGTGGTAACGTAAGTTTTACTGGCAATATTGCAGGAAACATTATAAGTGCTAATACAATTGGTAGTAAAGATTTTAAGAGTTTAAGAAGCAATATAGCAGTAACAACGAACACAGTAGTAGATGAGTTTGCGGTTGCAACGTACCGAACCGCTAAATACATAGTACAAGCACAAGGAGATATTGGTTATCAATCAGTAGAAGTATTATTGGTTCATAATAACACAGATAGCTTTATAACAATATTTGCTAGTGTTTATAGTAATTCAGAAGTTGTTACAATAAGCAGCAATGTGGTATCAGGCAATACAAAATTATACGCAACGGCGGCGGGGGCAAATACGACAGTTAATTTATTAAGCATGTATGTGTTAGATTAAAATAAGCTGTTCATGGGGAATATGGAACTATGACGACAAAAAACTTTGTGGTGAAGAACGGCCTTGAAGCCGGTAACATCACATTAGATGCAATTACAAACATAATCACAACCACTGGCAATGTTAGTGCGGCTAACATTTTGACAGGCGGCATAGTTTCAGCCACCGGTAATATCACAGGTAATAATTTCAGTGCGGGTAATTTAATTAGTGCTGGTGGTAATATTACCGGCGCAAATATTTTAACCATTGGTAATGTAAGTGCAACAGGTGCAGTATTAGGCTCAAACGTTTATGTCTCATCTTTAGGTTCAGAGCAGATAGCAATTGCATTTACGGGTGGTCAACTGGTTGGTGGTCCGGATCTACGTTGGGAATTTAGTAATGCTGCACTTTGGGCTACAAACATTAAATCAAATGGTTATATTTCTACTTCTGGTAATATAACAGGAGCTAATTTATTAACTAGTGGTGCAATTAGTACTAGTGGTAATATTAATGCAAACAACCTAACCACAACTGGCAACGTTTCAGCAAATAATACAACAATCACTGGAATCTTATCAATATCAGGTAATTTAAATTACACTGGTGCAAATGCATATTTTTCAAATGTTGCTAACTTAAAGATACCGGGCGGCACTGCAAACTATGTATTAACTACAGACGGGACAGGTAATGTCAGTTGGCAACCAACAGGACAGGGTAATGCGAACGTTGCTGGAAACAACACAGAAGTTCAATTTAATGATGGTGGCACATTAGGTGCAAGTGCTAATTTTACATTTAATAAAACAACAAATACACTTTCAGTTACAAATATAGTTGGTAATGGATCAGGATTAACAAGCATACCCGGCGGTAATGTAACTGGTACTGTAGCAAATGCGACTCATGCATGTACAGCTAATGTTGTAACAGACGGAACACAAAGTAATATTACTGCAGTTGGTACATTAACAAGTTTGAGTAGCACTGGTAATATTGAAGGCGCTAATTTATTAACGGCTGGTGTTTTAAGTGCAAATGGAAACGTTACTGGTAATTACATCTTAGGTAACGGTTACTATCTTACCGGAGTAATCACAAGTAGCACAAGCATTTCAAATGGAAACAGTAATGTAATAGTAGAAGCAAATAGCAATGTTACAGTAAGTGTTGCAGGTAATGCTAACGTACTTGTTTTTACAGGAACAGGGGCAAATGTTAATGGTTATCTATACGTTACCGGTAATTTAGATTCAGCTAATGCAAACTTAGGTAATTTAGCAATTGCAAATTATTTTAGTGGTAACGCAGCGAACTTATTTGGAATACCAGGTGCTAATGTAACTGGTACGGTAGCAAATGCAAACTACGCCGCATATGCAGGAGACGTAGTAAATGCAACTCAATCAAACATCACCAGTGTTGGTACTCTCACAAGTTTAAGTGTAAGTGGTAGTGCTAATACAGGTAATATTAATACTGGTATAATTAGTGCAAGCGGTAATTTAACTACAACAAATGCTAATTTAGGTAACTTAGCAATTGCAAACTATTTTGAAGGAAATGCAGCAAACTTATTTGGAATACCAGGTGCGAACGTAACTGGTACTGTAGCAAATGCCACACATGCTTCAACTGCAAATACTGTTGTAAATGCTGCACAATCAAACATCACAAGTGTTGGTACGTTAACTAATTTAAGTATCAGTGGAAATGCAAATGTAGGTAATAACGTAAATGTATCAGGTAATGCAGTAATCACAGGTAATTTGGTTGTTGGTGGTAATACAGTTTATGTTAATGTAGAAACTCTTAGAATTGAAGATCCAATAATTGAATTAGGTGGCGGTCCTAACGGTGATCCATTAACTACTGATGACGGCAAAGACAGAGGTTCATTGTTACACTATTACTCAGGTGCACCAATTGATGCATTTATGGGTTGGGATAGTAGTAATAGTGAATTTGCTTTGGGTAGTAATGTTAGTGTTACTAATGAAGTGGTAACATTTAACACCTTAGGTAATTTAAGAATTCAATCACTTGCTGCTAACATAGGTAATTTCTCAGGTAATGTTACAGCAGCAAATGCTAATTTAGGTAATGTAGCGTCAGCAAATTTCTTTATTGGCAGCGGTAATAATTTAAGTAACATTCAAGGTAGTAATGTTACTGGGCAAGTAGGTAACGCTGCTATAGCAGGCTCAGTTTATACAAACTCACAGCCTAACATAACAAGTGTAGGCACGTTAACAAGTTTAAGTATAAGCGGTACAGTCACATCAGGTAATGCTGTATTAGGCAATACAGCAAATGCAAATTATTTTTATGGCAATGGTTATTATCTAACTGATTTAAATCCAGGCAATATAGGTACAGTAGCAAACGCAAACTTTGCAGCATATGCAGGAAACATTACAACCGCAAGCCAACCAAACATCACAAGCGTAGGTACATTAACTAGTCTGAGTTCTACTGGGAATTCAAACGTTGCTAATGTCAATACTGGAAATATAAGTGCAAGTGGTAACGTTACAGTAGCAAATGCAAACTTAGGTAATGCTGCTACTGCAAACTTCTTTATAGGTAGTGGTAATAATCTTAGCAATATACAAGCTGCTAATATTACCGGTACAGTCGCTAATGCAAATTATGCTGCATATGCAGGCGACGTAGTAAATGCAACTCAGTCAAATATTACTAGTATTGGCATATTAACAAGCCTTAGCATCAGTGGTGCATTAAACGGTAATGTTGTTAGTATAATTGGCAATCTGACTGTAGCTAATGCAAACTTAGGCAATGCAGCAAGTGCAAACTTCTTTATTGGTAGTGGTAATAATTTAAGTAACATTCAAGGTGCCAATGTAAGTGGCACAGTTGCTAATGCAACGCATGCCGCAACTGCAAATACAGTAGTTGATGCAACTCAATCAAACATAACAGGGTTAGGCACATTAACGGCATTAACAGTAGGGCCTAATAGTAGTGTTATACTATCAGGAACTTCAGGTTATGTTAAGGCAAATAGTCTACAGGGAAATGATGGATCACAAACAATTTACTTATACTATGGAAACATTTCGGGTGCTGCCGGTGTTGCAACTGATTTAACAGTTGGTGCTGGTGGAACAGGTAATTTGTTAGTAAGTGGCACAGGAAACGTTACAGGAAATTTAAGAGCAGCTAATGCTAATTTAGGTAATGTTGCATCGGCAAACTATTTTCAAGGTGATGGTGGTTTATTAACAAATATAAGTGTAGCTGCTGGTAGTTACATTGTAAATGGTACAAGTAATGTACACTTAGATAATAATGGTAATTTACATGTAGATATTGCAGGTAATACAGACAAATTAGTAGTTACCGGCACAGGAGCAAATGTAAACGGGTATCTAACTGTATCCGGTAATTTAGAAGCAGGTAATGCTAATTTAGGCAATGCAGCAACAGCAAACTATTTCATAGGTAGTGGTAATAACTTAAGCAATATTCAAGTTGGTAATGTTAGTGGTTTAGGTAATATTGCTACAGTTAATTTAGATGGTAATTCAGGTAATATATTATATGGCAACGGAGTGTTTGCTGCAGCGGCAAGCCCATATGGCAATAGTAATGTTGCAAGCTTCTTAGCAAGCTATGGCTCAAATACTATTACTACTACAGGCAATGTTACTGTAGGAAATATCATAGGTAATGGACAAGCACTAACTGGCTTAGCTGGTGCTAATGTAACTGGCACTGTAGCAAATGCAAATTATGCTGCATATGCAGGTAATGTAACTATTGCAGGACAAAGTAATATTACTAGTTTAGGAACATTAACTGGTCTAAGTGCCACTGGCAATGCTAATATAGCAGACCTTAATGTTTCAGGCAATGCAGTAATTACAGGTAATCTTACAGTAAGTGGCACTACAGAATATATTAACGTAACAAATTTAGCAGTTAAAGATCCAATTATTAGTATAGGCAGGGGAGATAATAATGCTCCGCTTACTACTGATGATGGAAAAGATCGTGGTGAACAACTTTGGTATTATAGCGGTAGTGAAAAATCTGCATTCATAGGATATGACAATTCTGCAGGAAAAATAATTGCAGCTAAAGATGTATCAATATCAAGTGAAGTTGTTACCGTTAACACGTATGGTAATTTTGTAGTAGGTGATTTAGAAGCAAATACAGTAAGTGCTACAGGTAATATTGTTGGTAATAATGTAAATGCAGGTAATATTATTAGCGCAGGTGGTAATGTCATTGGTGCCAATATAAACACTAGTGGAGTGGTAAGTGCAACTGGCAATGTTACTAGTAATAATGTAAATGCAGGTAATATTATTAGCGCAGGTGGTAATATCACTGGTGCCAATATAAACACTAGTGGAGTAGTAAGTGCTGCTGGTAATGTTACTGGTAACTTTATTTTAGGTAACGGTGCTTACTTAACTGGAGTTAGCACTTCATCAGACATTATATTCAGTGGTAATAGTAATGTATTTGTAAACGCAAACAGTAACATAGATTTTACTATTGCAGGAAATGCAGACGTAGTAGTGTTTACTGGCACTGGTGCTAACATAAATGGCTATGCTAATATAACAGGCAATGCAAATATAGGTAATGTTAATACAGGTATAGTGAGTGCAACTGGCAATGTTATCGCTAATAATGTAAACGCAGGTAATATCATTAGTGCAGGTGGCAACATAACAGGTGCTAATTTAAATACTGCAGGTGTTGTTAGCGCAACAGGTAATATTGAAACTGCAAACTATGTTTTAGGTAATGGTTATTATCTAACTGGATTAAGTGTTGGTATACAAGATAAAATAGCTAGTGGCAATAGTAATGTTTATATACCAACAGCTAATGGAAATGTTACAATTACTACCGCTGGCAATGCAAACGTTGTAGTTGTAACCGGTACTGGTGTTAATATAGCAGGTTACGCAAACATTACAGGCAATATTAATGCAAATGTATTTACAGGTAATGGAAGTAGTTTATCTAACTTAGCAGGGGCAAACGTTACTGGTCAAGTTGGTAATGCATTAGTTGCAGGTACAGTTTACACTGCGTCACAGCCAAATATTACAAGTGTTGGCACATTAACAAGCTTAACAGTAGGTCCAAACAGTAGTATTATACTATCAGGTAATACAGGTTATGTAAGAGCAAATAGCATTCAAGGTCGTGATGGTAGTCAAGCAATTTATCCATATTATCAAAATGTAAGCGGCGCAGTTGGTATTGTAACAGACCTTACTATTGGGGCAAGCGGTGGCGGTAATCTAACTGTCGCAAATGGCAATGTTGCGTTTAGTGGAGCCAACGTTGGTTTAGGAAATGTAAGTAATTTACATATAGATGGCGGAACATTTAATTATTTCTTAAAAACAGATGGTGCGGGTAATTTAAGTTGGGCTTTACCTGCAGCGGCTCCGGGCGGCGGAGTAAACGAACTACAATTTAATAACACTGGTGCATTTGGTGGTGCGGCTAACCTAACTTTTGATTCAAATGAATATAGATTATCTATTCAAAATTACTCTTTAGTAGTTCAAACATTAGGTGGTGTTTCAGGCGCAACAACAATTAATGTTACAGATGGATGTTATGTCACTGCAACATCTGCGGGTATTACGACATGGATATTTACTTTCCCTGCACCAACTAGTAATGCTTGTGGTTTTGTTTTAGAACTAGTCAATGGCGGCACGTATACACAAAACTGGCCATTATCAGTAAAATGGCCAGGAGGCACTGCCCCTGAGTTAACTGCTTCAGGAA